CTGCTTTATGTGGGACGCACTGCCAACACCAATAAAAAAGCCCCCGCCATTTCTGGAGGGGGCTGAACGGTTGAACCAACCGAGGAGAAGCAATGGTCACCCACTACTTGAGAAATAGTATACACTCCGCGCATCGCAGGTACAAGGGACTTATGCGCCAATGCTAGATCATCTTATTGACTTTGAACCAGAAGTGGGCGACCACTCTGGGAAACCGTCGCCAATCGAAAAGCAACACCCCGCCGATGTAATCGACGCTAAAGTAAAAACCGCCGACTGGTTGAGAGACCTTGGTGCTGTGGACACAGATACTGTGGTCAGCAACGCCGAAACCCAAGCAGCACGCGCCTCTTTCACAAACCTCGTGTCTTCCGCGCCAGCAGAAATCACGCATGAACATCTGTCTCAAATTAAAACGCCAGCCGCTGTTAAGCATCTGGTGGGAATGCTCACCGCCTATGATTGGGAGTTTGTGCAGCAGGCCAAGGAACTCCGCGGCTACACCGTGGCTAAACTCTTGGAAGAGTGCGAGAACCCCAACGCCAACATCCGCTTGAAAGCGCTTGGCCTACTTGGCAAGGTCACCGAAGTCGGGCTGTTCACCGACAAGATCGAAGTTAAGAAGCTCGACCTGACCGAAGACGAGATCGACAAGAAGCTCAAAGAGAAGCTGGCCAAGTTTATGAACGTGTCCGACGCCGAGTACACGGACATCGAAGAGATTGACAAACCAACGGAACCAACCGATGAGTGAGCGCCTACTTACACCGGAAGAAGCTACAGCTCTGTATGCCAAGCTGCCGATGATGAGTCCCCGGGAGAAGCTTGAGACGTTGGACATGCTGGACAAGTCAGAGTCGTTCAAGACCGTCAGGTTAGCGCGCACTAATATGATTGAGTTTGCCAAGTACGTCTACCCCGGGTTCAAGGTGGGGCCGCACCACCGCAAGCTGGCCAAGATATTCCAAGACGTAATCGACGGCAAGAAGAAGCGCGTGATTATCAATATTGCGCCTCGTATGGGTAAGTCAGAGTTCAGTTCCTACCTGTTCCCCGGCTACTTCCTTGGTAAATACCCTGACAAGAAGATCATCATGGGCACGCACACGGCGGGCTTGTCAGAAGACTTTGGACGGCGGGTTCGTAACTTACTTGAGGATGACCAGTACCATGAGCTATTTCCTAAGACAATCGTTGCAGATGACCAGAAGGCTGCTGGAAAATGGAGTACTAGTGCTGGGGGCCAGTATTATGCTGCTGGTGTGGGTGGCGCTCTGGCTGGGCGTGGTGCTGACCTGTTCGTTATCGACGATCCTCACTCGGAACAAGACGTCAAAGCAAACAGTCGTCTAGCGTTTGACACGGCGTGGAGTTGGTTCCAGACGGGCCCTCTGCAACGTTTGATGCCGGGTGGTGCGATCATTGTCATTATGACCCGCTGGGGGCCTTTGGACTTGACGGGGCGACTGATCCAGTATCAGGTAAGCAACCCAGACTCCCCACGCTGGGAGATCGTAGAACTGCCCGCCATCCTGCATGAGGACACGGAGAACGAGAAATCGCTCTGGCCGGAGCAGTGGCCGCTGGAAGCGCTGAAGTCTGCCAAGTCCTCGATGGATCCCCGGTATTGGAATGCGCAGTACATGCAGCAGCCGACCAGTGACACGGCGGCGGTCATCTCTAGAAAGCAATGGCGGATCTGGGATAAGGACGATCCTCCCCCGTGCGAGTACATCATCCAGTCATGGGATACGGCCCACGAGACCAAGAGCACATCTGACTACAGCGCCTGTACGACGTGGGGCGTTTGGTACAACGAGGAAGAGAATGACAAACCCCAGCTCATCTTGCTGGACGCTTTTAAGGACAGGATGCCCTTTCCTGAACTCAAAGTGATTGCGTTCAAACACTGGAAGGAGTGGCAACCCGATGCGTTCATTGTGGAGAAGAAGGCCGCTGGTGGGCCGCTGATTCAAGAGCTACGCAACATGGGCATCCCTGTACAAGAATTTACACCCAGCCGTGGAAACGATAAGATGGTGCGTGTCAACGCTGTGGCCGACATGTTCGCGTCTGGCTTGGTATGGGCTCCCGACACTCGCTGGGCGCGTGAGGTAATTGAAGAGGTTGCGTCTTTCCCAGTGGGCGAGCACGATGACTTTGTGGACACGACAACGCAGGCACTTCTGCGATTTAGACAAGGTGGATTCATCCAGCTCGAAACCGATGAGAAGGATGATCCAATTTATTTCAAGCGCCGAGCGGCGTACTATTAAAGGCACAAAATGGCAACAAACATCGACAAGGCCCTGTACCAGAACCCCGTGGGAATTGAGGACGCAGCTCTCAACGAAGAACCTATCGAGATTGAGATTATTGAGCCAGAACAAGTCAACATACATGCAGGAGACCTTGACATCAGTATCATTCCCGGTGATGCAGAAAACGAGTTTGACATGAACTTGGCCGAGGACATGGACGATAGTGCCTTGGAGTCAATGGCAGGCGACTTAGACGGTGACATTGAAAACGACAAGAACTCCCGCAAGGACTGGGAGAAAGCCTACGTCGAGGGTATCAAGCTGTTGGGCCTCCAGTACGAGGAGCGTACAGAGCCTTGGAACGGAGCCTGTGGTGTGTTCCATCCCATGATTACCGAGGCCGTGGTGCGCTTCCAGTCTGAGGCGATCATGGAGGCCTTTCCGGCCCAAGGCCCAGTGCGCACAAAGATTCTGGGCAAACAGACTCCTGAGAAGCAGTCAGCGTCCATCCGCGTTGAGAATGACTTGAACTACGAGCTGACAGAAGTCATGCGCGAGTTCCGCCCTGAGCATGAGCGCATGCTGTGGAGCCTCCCCGCCACTGGTTCAGCGTTCAAGAAGGTGTATTTCGACCCGAGCTTGGATCGCCAAGTGTCGATGTTTATCCCAGCAGAAGACATCATCCTGCCTTACGGCGCGACAGACTTGGACACCTGCTACCGCGTGACCCACGTCATGCGCAAGACCAAGAACGAGATTTTGAAACTCCAGCAAGCTGGCTTCTACTGCGACATCGAGCTGCCGGATACTGATAAGACGCAGACAAACATCCAAAAGGCCAAAGACAAAGAGACCGGCTTTAGCGACATGAACGACGACCGGTACACGTTGTATGAGTGCCACGTTGACTTGAACCTGCCCGGATATGAAGACAAAGATGATGACGGCGAAGAGACCGGCATCGCGTTACCATACGTAGTTACCCTAATCAAAGGAACAAATCAAGTTCTGGCCATTCGCCGCAACTGGAGAGAAGATGACACACTCCGACTCAAACGACAACACTTCGTTCATTACCAATATATCCCGGGTTTTGGAGCTTACGGCTTTGGTCTTTTCCACCTCATCGGGGGATACGCCAAGTCAGCCACCAGCATCATTCGCCAGTTGGTTGACGCAGGAACTCTCTCAAACCTGCCCGGAGGACTGAAGTCCCGTGGCCTGCGTATCAAGGGAGACGACACACCCATTGCCCCCGGCGAGTGGAGAGATGCAGACGTAGGTTCTGGCAACATCCGCGACAGTATTCTGCCCCTGCCATATAAAGAGCCGTCAATGGTTCTGTCGGGCCTGCTGGACAAGATCGTGGACGAAGGCCGTCGTTTTGCCGCAACAGCCGATATGAAAGTGTCAGACATGAGCGCACAAGCGCCCGTGGGCACTACGCTGGCGTTGCTCGAGCGCCAGCTCAAGATCATGTCCGCCGTACAGGCACGGATGCACTACAGCTTCAAACAAGAGCTGAACCTGCTGGCCGACATCATCAAAGACTACACAGACCCTGACTACGACTACGACCCAGACAGCGATACCCCACGCAGAGCCAAGCGGGAAGACTACGCCCACATCGACATCATCCCCGTGAGCGATCCCAATGCCGCGACCATGAGTCAACGCGTTGTGCAGTACCAAGCTGTGATCCAGATGGCACAGATGGCCCCTGAGATCTACGACCTGCCCAAACTCCACCGTGGGATGCTGGAGGTTCTGGGTATCAAGGATGCCGATAAGCTCGTGCCCCTGCCTGACGACCAGAAGCCCCGTGACCCCGTGGCCGAGAACATGGCCGTGCTCAAGGGCGAGCCTGTCAAAGCGTTCTTCTACCAAGACCATGAGTCCCACATCAAGGTGCACATGTCCGCGATGCAAGACCCCATCATCATGCAGTTGATCGGCCAGAACCCCAAGGCTCCCCAGTTGCAAGCGGCCATGATGGCGCACGTTGCCGAGCACGTTGGCTACGCATACAGGATGAAGATCGAGCAGCAGTTGGGTATGCCCTTGCCTCCCGAAGACGAGAAGTTGCCACCTGAGATCGAGATTCAGTTGTCGGGCATGATGGCCCAAGCTGCCCAGCAGGTGCTCCAGCAAAGCCAAGCACAGGCGGCTCAACAGCAAGCCCAGCAGCAACAGCAAGACCCGATGGTTCAGATGCAGCAGCAAGAGTTGCAGCTCAAGCAACAAGAGTTGCAGCTTCGCCAGCAAGAAGTCCAAGGTAAGTTGCAGCTCGAGCAACAACGCTTGCAGATGGACGGCATGGCCAAGATGGAACAGGCAAAACAAGCCGAGAAAAAACTTCAAATTGACGCACT